CCACCTGGTGAGATCCTGGAGCTATCAACGTTCGTGTTTGGGAAGGGTAAGGTGGAAGAATGGTGTGAGAAGGGCTTAACGGTTGACCAATTAGCTGATTTAATTAGCTGGGCGATGGAGCAGTATAACCCGGGAAACCCGAAGGCCCCGGAGACAAAGGGGCTGGAATAGACATACTGGAAAACTGGTGCTACATCGAGGCCGATTTTCAAAGAGAATATGGGATTAACTTAATGAAAGCGCTTCCAGATATGAGTTGGAGGCGGTTTTCTGTGTTATTAAGAGGCTTGGGACCACACTCGATATTCGCATTGTTGAATAGCGGCGACGAGAAAGCCTCTAAAAAAGATTCAAAGGAGGATGCCATAAAGGCGTTCGCAAGGTGGTAACTAGAGGCCGACCAGGCCTAACATACTACAAGCTAGTGGGTGATTCCAAGTGGAAGTTGGAAACCTGTTTGTCAAATTGAAACTAGATATGTCCGACCTGCAGCGTGCCCTGGAGCAGGCAAAAACGCAAGTAGCCAGCCTGAGTGGCAGGCTACAATCCGCGATGAAGGAAGCCAAGAAAGGCAGTGAAGCACTTGCAAAAGGTTTGGCTGTTGTAGGAACTGCTCTTATGGCTGCCGGGCTTAAATCTATCCAGATGGCCGGGAACCTAGAGCAGACCAAAATAGCCTTTACTACCATGCTGGGCAGTGCTGAAGCTGCTGATGCTTTTATTCGGCAGTTGTATGACTTCGCGGCCAAGACCCCTTTTGAAATAGAGGGCCTCACCACTGCTGCACGCCAACTTCTGGCTTTTGGATTCCAGGCTCAGGAGATCATCCCCATGATGGAAGCCATCGGCAACGCCGTGTCCGGTCTTGGCGGCGGCGCGGTTGAAATTGAGCGCGTTGTCCGTGCACTAGGCCAAATGCAGGCCAAAGGTAAGGTAACTGCTGAAGAGATGATGCAGTTGGCCGAGCTGGGCATTCCTGTTTGGGAAATACTGGCTGAGAAGATCGGGGTTTCCATCCCTGAAGCTATGGACAAAGCCTCAAAGGGCGGTATATCCGCTGCGGAGGGTATCAATGCCATCATCGAGGGGATGAACGAACGCTTCCCCGATATGATGCAGAAGCAATCAGATTCCCTGCTGGGCATCTGGTCGAACTTCGAGGACAACGTATCGATGATTTTCACCCGGATCGGCGACGATCTGATTGAGACCTTTGACCTCAAAGGTAGATTGAAAACAGTTGTGGAATCCCTCGAACGCTTGCAGGAACTAATCGGTGAGGAAGGCCTGCAGGGAGTTTTCGATCAGCTTTCTATTGGAGCGAAGACGGCCATTGCCGCTATTGCCGGGGCAATAACCGCTGCGTTGATACCTGCGTTTGTGGCCCTAGCGAAGGCTATTTGGGCGGCTATGGCACCGCTTACACCATTTCTGGTAATAGGCGCGGCTATTGCAGCGGCAGCCTATCTCATATATAAAGCCTGGTCGGACAATATGTTCGGCATCCAGGACAAGGTGAAAACAACCGGTGCTGTAATATCAAGCGCCTTTCAGGTAGCGGTTGCGTCTATTATGACCGCTTTCAATAAGCTGAAAGAGGTAGTATATCGCATCCTGCAGAGCATCATGGATGCCGTTGAGCCCTTGGTCGGAGTGCTGGGCAAGATAGCCCCCTCTTTTGAATCAGCTTTTGACCGCGCCCAGGCAGCAATAAAAACCAAAGGAGACGCGGCAAGCAAGGAAGCTGAGAAACAGGCAGCAAAGTTCAGGGAAGCTGCTTCCTCCCTCCGTGCATCTGCTGGTGAGATGCAGGAAGCATTTTCAAGCTGGTCAACCCCAGGCAAAAAACTGAGTATGGCTGACTTTCGCATCAAGGATAACATGTTTTCTCCTCCTGACATTGTATCAAGCGATACCAGCGGTACGGAGTCTGCTGATGATGTTTTTTCCAAGGTGGCGGCTGCCGGCTCCAAGGCCGCTCAAACGCTCAAGGCCGCTTGGGAGGTTGCAGCAGACAGTCTTAAAACCCGGCTGTCTCAAATCAGGACAGCTTTTGAAATCACCGGCAACCAGTTAAGCATGACCGGTAGCAAAGCCCAGCAATTCAGGAATGATATAGACTCATTGACTGCTCAGATTGAAATCCAGAGGCAGGTTGTAGAAGCAACAAATGAGGGCTATGAGCAGATGAAAGCCGAGAAAGGCGAGAACTCAGAAGAAGCTCAAAAGCTTAAGCTGAAACTGTTGGAGGAGCAAAAGGCCCTCTCAGACTTACAGAAGCAACTATATGACACCACAAACGCTCTAAAAGACCATGCCCAGGAATTCCGTGACCTAGCGGCTGAGATTGACAAGGTGGAGCAGAAATACAAGGACGATTTGGCGGCGGCTCTGGAGGACTACCAGAGGAAAGTTGAGGAGGTCAACCGCAAGGTCCGCGAAGAAGAACGGCGCACCACCGATGAATATAACCGAGCGGTGGAGGAACGCACCCGGGCCCTATCCAACTTCGTAGGCCTGTTTGATGAGGTGGCTGGGCGGGATGTATCTGGAGAAACCCTTTTAGCCAATCTACGGGGCCAGGTATCCGCTTTTGAAAATTGGTCTAAAAACATCCAGGCGTTGGCGGCCCGTGGCGTTGACCAGGGACTGATTGAAGAGCTGCGCCAGATGGGACCTAAGGCTGGTCCTGAAATAGCGGCCCTGAATACTCTGACTGATGAACAATTAGCCGAATATGTGACCCTCTGGAAAAGGAAGAATGAGGAGGCCCGGGCTGAGGCTATTAACCAGCTCCAGCAGCAGCGGGTGGAAATGCAGCAGAAGTTAATGGAAATACGGCAGGCAGCCAATGAACAGCTTGAACTATACCGGGTTGAGTGGGAGAAGAAGAACGCCGAGATAAGGAAGAACGCCGAAGAAGAAATGAAGCGAATCGAGGAAAAATTCCAAAGTATTGCGAAGGCCGGTACTACCTACGGGGTACAGTTAGTTGCTAACTTTACAGCAGGTATGGAAAGCCAGTTTGACCGGTTACGGCGTACTCTTGAGGAAATGGCTATGATCGTGGACAGTTACATGCCGCACAGCCCGGCGAAGCGTGGGCCGTTAAGCCGAATAATGGAATGGGGACCAGCATTGGTTAATGCCTTTGCTGACGGCATTAAAGCAAGCTTGCCGAAGCTGGGGAACGCTGTGGCTGGTATGGCAGCCTTGACCCCCGCGGCTGTTGGTCCGTCAATATCCAACAGCACCAATAACAACTACGGCGGTAATGTCTTTCATATCCATGTATCCGGTGGTAGTAGTCGCGAACAGGCAGAAAACCTGCTGCGCGAGCTACATCGGCGAGGAGTGAGGTTTTAATGAGGCATCTATATATAGCAGGGGTAGACCGCTGGTGTGACCTGGAACGCGATACCCTTCAAATAGAGCAGGCGTTGACTTACCAAATCGACACCTGCTCTTTTAATATTCACGGTGAGCAACCAACCGAAGGCGAGGAGGTAATCGTCGAAGATGATTCCATAGGCCGCCTGTTTGCCGGTGTCATCGTTAAAGTAGAGCTGGTGGACAAAGATCTGAAACTGTGGGCGGTGGAATGTGACGATTATACTGTCCTATTAGACCGCCGTCTTGTCGTGGAGAGCTACGAAAACATGAGCGCCAGCGATATCTTTCTTGACATCGTGGCTAAATATTGTCCTGGCTTCACTACCAACGGCGTGCGCCCCGGCGCGCCCGTTGTAGAATCTACAGGGGCCGAATTCGAGTACAAACGCCCTTCTGAGTGTTTCCGCTGGCTCTGCGACTATGTCGGGTGGCACTGGCAACCGGACTACTACAAAGACCTACACTTTTTCAGCGCCGAGGAATTGGCCAGCCCTGCACCGATGGTTTTGCGCCCTGGTGGTCAATTCCGCTTCGGTAAACACACCATAGATACCCAGGGCCTGCGAAACCGCGTTTACGTCCGCGGCGGGACTATGTTATCTGACCCGCAGGTTGTGCAGTGGAAAGCTGACGGCGTGGCGCGGGTCTGGACTCTTCCCTGGGGGCCGCATGAAGTGTCTTTGGCCGTGGGCGAAGTACCTATGACCGTTGGCGTGGAGAACCTGCACGATGAAGAGGACTTCGACTACATGATGAGCTTTTCGGAGAAATACATCCGGTGTAGTGCCCAGACCGCGACACCGGTTGAGGGAGCCACAATGGCCTTGACAGCCCGGCAAGATATACCTGTTATAACGATGGTTGAGGATTAT